GCAACACTTACATTAGACACGATCACCAGTTCTGGTAGCACTATTACAGTGCCTACGGGAAAGACTATGGCGATTACAGATGCGGGGGCTTTAACAATTGGCGGAACTGCAATCACGACAGGCGCTCAAGGGGTTATTTCTAAGACTGCAACTTATACTATTCTGGCTGGTGACTTTACAGGCAAATCTAGTCTTATAGTTTTCGTTGATGTATCTGGGGGAACTGCCACGGACACGATTATTACATTACCAACTCCTGCTTCTACTAGTACCTGTGCTATTCATGTTGTTTCAACCGGGGTGCATGGTTTAGGTAATAAGATAACAATAAAGAACAGCGCGGCAGCCGAAATCTACACTCTTTATCATGTTGGAGATCATTGTGAGTTTGTTAGTGACGGGACAACTACACTAAGAACTGGTAACGAATGGGTTACTGTTCGTGGGGATGTTGCTTTGACAGTGAATCTGGGAATTTCTGCTTCGACTACTTCTGACATTTGGGACTTAGCAGGAGCAAATTACACTGAAGTAGAAGATATAGGAGGCGGTTGGAGTACGACTACTGATGATTTCACAGCGCCGTTTGCTGGTGAGTATATGATTGGCGGCTCTCCTAGTGGTACGGGGACTGGGGGTGGGTTCTTTATTCAAAGTAACGGCACTTGGCTAAACTCGGTCACCTCTACGGGTTGGAATTATGCCCTAAATCAACAGGTCTTCAAGCCTTTCGTTCTCGCAAAGGATGATGTTATTACTTGGTGGGTTCGCGAAGTAGCGGGTGGCACAGTTACTCTTAGCGGTAATGCTTCTGCTTCATCTGCGAGGGCTACTGGTGATTGGTGGTGTAACCGTAGGTACTAATTATGACTAATGATGAATTAGGGTTGGCTACTCGAGCATACGTTAAGCAGGCGTTTGGTGAAGATCAGGTTGATGTGGATTATTATGTTACATGGGACTCTGGTAGTTATGTCATTATCTGGGATCGTATAGAACCAGTACCTACTGATGAACAGTTAGAGGCTGCGTTCGTTATATACAACTGGGATTATGTCCGTAAACAACGAAATACACTCCTCGCTGCAACAGACTTCTATGCTCTAACCGATGTCCCAATGTCTGCTGATATGACAACCTATCGTCAAGCCTTGCGTGATCTTCCAGCAAGTACAGAAAACTCTGAAGATGTAGTGTGGCCCACGAAGTAATGGCTTTAGTTCCGATAGAACATGTTGGCGAGGTTGGGATTGTTAAGGATATTAATGCCTGGCAGTTGCCCCCCAATGTTTGGTCAGATGGTAATAATGTAAGATCCGAGCACGGGTCTATTGTAAAAGCTCCGGGTTATGCGGAGGTCATGGCTACCTGCCCCATCGCGCCATATCACATAATTCAATTAAAAGCTGGAGCCAACTCCTATTGGGTTATTGCTGGCCTTGCTGCTATCTATGTTCACAACGGAACAACTTGGAGCAACATCACACGCAGCTCCGGAGCCTACAACGCAACAGCAGGAGAGGGATGGTCTTCTACCGTGCTGGGTGGTATCCTTATTATGACCAACGGTTTTGATGACCCTCAGTTTTGGGCCCTAACCACCGGTGTGCCGTCTACCTCGACCTTGATGGCGGATTTGACTAACTGGCCAGCGGATCTGGAGTGCTTTTCTCTAAGAGCGTTCAGATCATTCTTGATCGCCCTAAACGTAAATGATTCATCCACCACCCCTGACACACCATTTAGCAGAGTTGTAAAGTGGTCCACAGAGGCTGGGATACAAACCGTCCCCAGCTCATGGGATGAAACTTCAGCCACAAACGACGCTGGTGAATACTCCTTAGAGGACACGAAAGGAAAAATTGTAGATGGTCTGCCCCTTGGCGATGCATTTATGATTTATAAGGAAGATTCTGTATACACAATGAGTTATGTGGGCACTCCATTTATATTTGCTTTTAAACAGTTGTCCCCCTCAGTAGGCGCTCTGGCCAAGAACTGCGTAGCTGAGTTTGACGGTGGTCACTTTATACTAGGCAATGGTGATGTTTATATAAATGATGGCCAGCGCATACAGTCAATACTACCGCATAAAATAAAAGACTATCTATTTTCTAATATGGATGGTGCTAATTTTAACAGATCTTTCGTGGTTGCTGATTATGGTAACACGGAGATGTGGGCTTGCTTTCCCACGCCAACTAGCGCCACCAATCAATGCAATAAGGCTATTGTTTGGAACTGGACTAACAAGGCGTTTACTATCAGGGATCTCCCTGACTTAGCACACATCGGATACGGCACAGAAGACGATCCCAATGCGTTCACAACTTGGGCTGCGGCAGTTCCAGTTTGGAGTAGTGCTCTGGGTAGTTGGACTACAACGTGGTCGCAGTCTGAGAATGTTCTTGTGATGGCGTCACCCACAGATACGAAACTTTACAGAAACGCCTCTGGAAACAGGGAAAACACCACCGACATGACCTCTTTTATAGAGCGTACTGGCCTATCTGTTAACTCTCAGCAACAGTCTGACCAATCTGTGGTAAAGCGTATAAAGGCTATATGGCCCAAGATGGAGGTATCTGGGTCAGGAAACACAGTTAATGTTTATGTTGGCACCCAGAACTCTACAGAGGAGGCGGTGTCGTGGTCATCCCCCGTTGAATTTAATCCAGACACTCAATCCAAGGTGTCGGTAAGAAAGAGCGGTAAACTCTACGGTGTTAAGTTTGAGTCTACTGGAGATTTCTATTGGCGATTGGATGGATATGAGGTGGAGCTGGATGATGCTGGACGTAGAGGATCTAGGAGTTACTGATGGCTACATACAAGGATAAAGTAGTAAAGTCTGTAACCCATTACCAACCAAGCACGCTACCCATAAACCAGGATGATTTGGGCCTGTACCTAACCACAGAACTAAAAAGGCTGGGGGATATTATATTCAACCAAGCCACGTTTAGGTTGGAAAGAATACACGCAGCTCCCGCCAAACCCAGAGGCGGTGATATAAGATACGCCGACGGAACCAACTGGAATCCTGGCGGCGGAGAGGGGATATACTTCTTTAAGGAGTCTACAAGTGCGTGGGTTCAGTTGTAGTGTTTAACCAAAGCCGAATAAAGGAGTTTATAAGTTCTAGAATGGATGAAAAAGATCCTGAGATTTCCCCGGCAAGAGCGGTTCTTGTAGAGCCGGATGAGATAGAAGCAATCTGGCATCATGTGCAACCACTGCTAGAGAAGTCTACTCCACACTCCGAGGGTGAGATGGAGGCAGAGGACATGTTTCCTATACTACTGTCAGGAGAGATGCAGTTGTGGGTGGCTATCGAGAACAAAGAGATTATAGCCGCAATGGTGTCTCAGATTATCACGTATCCCAAAAAGAGGGTTATGAGAATCATATCCATTGGCGGAGCAGACATGGAAAAGTGGATGCCTAATTTTCCCTTGTTTGAAAACTGGGCCTTAAACTTAGGCTGCACCTCTATAGAGGCTTGGGGTAGAAAAGGATGGTTGCGAGTGCTGGATGATTGGAAATGCAGCTACCATATAATAACGAAAGATATCAAACATAGGATTCACTAATGGCTTCAAGACTTGTTACTTATCCAGAATGGTTGGCAAACGGACACTATCCAGACGGCAGTAATCCCGGGGCTAAGTTTAACCCTGATGATAAAAATTTAAGATCATATTATGATAACTACGTCACCACCTGGAACGGTGCGGCAGAGGCGTTGCGAGTCGCTATAAATGTTCAGCATGGTCTAGGTAGTTTCAATTCTGGCGGTGGCGACGGTGACGGCGGCGGAGGGTCTGCCAGACATGCTCCATCTACCGTAACAAGTGAAGTCTTTTCCCCAGCGTATGAACGACCGGGCCTACTTGATTGGTCTAGGTTTATGCCAACAGACAGCAGGAACATTTTGGGTGGCGGGTATATAAACCCAGCAGCGCTAGCAAGCCAGACCGGGATAACTTCAGGTCAGGGGCAATACTATCAGCCGTGGGCAGGTAGTGGTGGTGGGTTGTGGGATTATACGCCCCCAGTAACATCACTGTTCAGCCCGTTTGGACGAGCGCTCAATATCGCGGGGTCATCAGCTTTAGAAAGTGGAGGTAGTGGAGGTAGCGAAAACCCCCCCACTGGTGGTACACCCCCTCCCGGGGGGGATGGCCCCGACAGACCGGGGGCAGATAGTGATACAGCCGCATTTGGCGATAAGGCCGTCGTCAATGGTGTGGAGGTTCCAAGAGGGTTCACCATCTACGATGGTGAGGTAATGACCTTTGCGGATGCGGAAAGGGCTAAACAGTTGGCTGCTGCTGAAGCGGAATTCGGAACGGAGAGTTCTGGATTAGAGGGCGGAGGTCAAGTGAGTGGCAATCCTGCGGACAAGGGTCATAGTGGAAACTTTTAGAGGAATATAATATGAGTGGCGGCGGATCAACAAAAGAAACAATCAAGGAAACGGCACCTTGGGAGGCTCAACGAGAGTACCTGAAAAAAGGTTTCGGTCAGGCTGAGCAACTCTACGATAGAGGTTTGCCATCTTACTACGGTGGCCCTACGGTGGCCGGTTTTGACCCTGCGCAGCGTGCGGCTCAAACCTCTACGCTAGGGTATGCAATGGGACCGCGACCAGCAGCCATGCAGGCAGGCGCTGAAAATGCCCTGCTTGGATCTCTGTCGGGACAAACACCGTTCGACCCCACCCAGATGACAGATCTTCTGGCAGGTAATGTACGCACAGGAGCTGGCACCCCCTACAAAGGAATGGAGGATGCGCTAACAGCGGGAGTTATTGGTAATCTAGATAGCAAGGTGTTGCCCCAGATAAGAGAGAACCTAGTTAGGTATCAGCCCGGTGGTAGTTCTCGTGGTGACGTTGTACAGAACAAGGCTATATCTGACGCGGTGAGCAGGGGTATGACTATGCCTATGGCTCAGATGTATTCAGATGCCTACGGTCAGGCTCAGGGGCAGAGGTTCCCTGCGGCTGGTATGCAACTCGGACAGCAAGGTCAGGGCATGCAGAATTACCAATCTATTATGGGAGCGCCGTTGGGACTGTATGGCGCTATGGATCAAGTGGGTGCGCAGCGTAGGCAAGAGTCTCAGGGAGCTATGGATGCTGCTATGGGACGATATGACTACGACGCCAACAAGGACTACAACGCACTCAACCAGTATATGAACACCATTGCTGGAAACTATGGCGGTACCACAACCCAAACCTCACCGGGCGCAGACCGCAGTGGCCAGATGATGCAACTGGCGGGCACACTTGGTGCCGCTATGATCATGTCTGATGTGCGAGTAAAAGAAAACATAGAGAAAGATGGGGCAACTATAAAAGGTTACCCAGTGTATAGGTACAACTATGTTGGTGATACCACCCCAAGACGAGGGCTGATGGCTCAGGATGTAGAGAAACACAACCCAGACGCCGTGAAAGAGTACGGTGGCGTCAAGCACATCGACTACGGTAAAGTATAGTGGCGGAATATACAGGTGCACCTAGCATACTCAACCTTGACGCTCTGAATGATCTCTTGGAAAAAAAGAGAAAGGGGGTGCAGCCGACCGCCTATGATGCTCCTAAAGTATCCGGGGGTACGCAACTCGGAGGAACTCAGCCTGGAGGTTTGTATCCAGGTCAGAGTACCGTGTCTGGCTTTGGTGGCGGTGGTGCTGGACAATATGCGCAAGGG